TAACGATACAAGGAAGGATCTTGCTCTCAAGTATGATTTTAACTATCTGTATGAAGAAGCGACAGTGAGTACATCTGCGTCAACAGCTACCTATTCCCTACCATCAGATTACATGGGACATCTTACCCTTCTATGTAATTACAAAAAGTTGGCAAGAGTAGGGGCTCGAGAATTTGATGAGTTGTACTACACTAGTGATGATGAAAATACTCAGTCGGAACAGTTGGAATTAGACGAAAGTTCTGATGCTTCAACTGGATTCCCTGAATACTATATAGATCGTGGTATGTATATTCAACTATTTCCTTGTCCTGATACTGCCTATACTTTGACGATGAAGTACTTTGCTCAACCTGCTAATTTTGATACTGGTGATGATGAAGATTATATGTCTCGATTTCACTTTGAGGCTATTATCTTTGGGGCAGCTTTACGTGGGGCAATCTACCTTGATGATACTACAAAGATGGAGATTTTCTCAAAGGCGTACAAGGTAGCCATTGATGAGATTGTCAGGAGAGAAAAAGATACTAAGGCAAAAGATACGCATGTACGTATGAAGTCATGGAAGGATTATGATTTAGAAACATTTCGGAGATTAAGTAGAATACAGAATTCTTAAGGAGGAGTATAACAAATGGCACAAGATAGTCTTAAAATTAAAGGCCACGCTAGGTTTGTTCTGACGGATGAAAATGGCAATATTAAAGACGTGAGAGAAGCCGAGAATATGATTGTCAGTGGTGGGTTAGCAATGATCGCCATGGCTATGAGTAGGGTAACCAATACCTACATATGCTCGGGGATGGGTGTGGGAACTGGTACAACTCCAGTAGCTACTACAGACATAAATCTCGAAACATCGGCGGCATATGTCGCATTGACAAGTGCTGGACAGGGATCAGAAGCAGCATCTTCTCATTCAGTTATCTATACTGCCACATTCAACCCAGGAGTGGGGACGGCAGCTCTTACTGAGGCAGTTATTTGCTGTGCAGCATCTGCATATGGTGACAAACCAGTTGGCAATATCTTAAACCACTTGGTCTTTAGTGTCATTAATAAAGCCGCAGCTGATACCTTGGCAGTAACTTGGACAGTTGTATTGGCTGATGCATAATAGGTGAGTTAGACTATGCCTTCTTATCATAACCTACATCCCTATTGGGCGGTACATCCAGAGGATTTATGGAATCTCAAGATAGAATATCTTGCATTTCCTGTCACTATAGAGGGAGTCGAGTTATCTCTCACCTTGAGTGATAATTTAACTTTAGATGATATTTTAGTAAAAATTATCTCCAAGAATATCTCTGATGATCTTAGTGTAGATGATGTGTGGTCGAGGGTATGGTCATCCGTACAGGCATGGACAGACAATCTAGATATTGACGATTCAGCAGCCAAAACCTTAGGAAAACTAGTATCAGATGATATAACGATACAGGATTCCTTAACTAAATTAATAACTAAGAATCTAACTGATAATAGTCAAATTGATGATTCTTGGTATATTCTTATTACAAAAGGATTAACAGATAATCTAAATGCAGATGATCCTGTTGTTAAAGTGATTTCCAAGGTCTTGTTAGACAATTTAACTCTTGACGATTCTCTACTAGCGAAGATTCTTACTGTAGTTTCTTGGATAGACAGTATCGGCATTAATGACTCATTAACTAAGGTTATCACAAAAATCTTAGTGGATACTAATCAAATTGACGACTCTCTTATCAAAAACGTCGGCAAAGTATTAACGGATGACACGAATATCGATGATTCCTTAGTTAAATTAATAGGAAAGAATCCTTCAGATAATTTGAGTATTGATGAAAGTTTAGCCAACATGGCGAGATATCTATATGCAGTGTGGATTGACACTGTGAAATTTAGTGAAAAAGATAATACAATTGGAGATTTAGTACATACCTCGGGAAATTGGGCTGGACATAGATACTTTAATTTAGACAATTATTCGCCATATGTGGATGTCCTCGTGGACAGTGGCGGTTGGACCAAAACAACTAATGTGTCTGGAGGATGGACAAAGAAAACAATGCCATCGGATGGCTTTACTAAGAAAAGTATGCCAACTGATGGATGGCAAAAGAAAACAATAGGAGTATAATATGACAGAGACAAGAAAAGTACTAGGACAATGGGCAGGTGGAGCTACGACAGTAGTTACCGCATATAACTGTCCTGCTTCTACCGAAGCAATTATAAGTTCGTTGGTTATTTGTAATAGAAGTACAGCCACAACTTGTTGTGCTTGGGTGGTGACTGCAGCAGATACTAATGCCACAGATCAATTTCTCTATTATGATTTGGCCATCCCTGCAAATGATACCTTCGTGGCTACCTTAGGAATGACATTATCGGCAAATGACCAACTTAGATGTGAAGGCACATCTGCAAACTTAACCTTTACGGTATTTGGCGTGGAGATTAGTTAAGATGGCACAAGGATATACAGGACAAGGACAACCAAATACAGGTGAGGGGTATGTTACTATACTGGGTAATCAATACTCCTATATAACCCAGGGAAACTGGATAGTTAGTTATAATGTAGCTTACTCCATGTATGCAATATGTCTAAACAATACTAATGCTCAAAATGACCAAGTTGACTATTATATTTGGTTATCCAAAGGAACCTATACATTAGATTTATTTCAAACCCAAGGTGCAATGGGCATTTGTACTTATTACTTAGATTCAGTTTCATTGGGTAGTCTTGATTGGTATAATGCATCAAGTGTGTATGGAGTAAAGAAGTCCATAGCCTCAATCAGTGTTACAACTTCTGGCAGGCATACTTTGTCGATAAAGGTCACAGGGCATACTACTACAGCAAATTATTATGCCTATCTGCACTCTCTCAGTATGTTTAGGACGGCATAACTATGGCACAAGGAACAACTAATCTAATTCAAAAAGACACAGGGGATGGGACGATCCTCATCCTACCCTGGAACTATAGTGGAATAACCCAAGGTACATGGGCATTTAGTATAAGTTCGAGTTTTTGTTACTTTGGAGTTTTTTGTAATACTTCAGCTACATTAAATGACCAGATTGACTATAAAGTATGGATGTCCAAGGGTGCATGGAGTTTAATGATGGAAGTTTACTGTGATACCCATGGTCCTATACTTGATATTTTAATAGATTCAATCCCAGTTGCTGAACTATATCTGTATGATCAAGGGACTGGTTACAATAGAAGGTCTACCCAGAGTTTTAATATTGCCACTACAGGATTAAAGACTTTATCGATTAAACTTGCTGGTACGGTCACTGCTTATTATCTATATTGTTATTCTATTCTATTACAGAGGGCAATATAATGCAAGGATACGCAGGAGACAAATACACACCAATGGTTGGAGAGGGGCATATCACAATATTACCCTGGCATTATAGTGCAATCATAGCTGGAACTTGGGCATTTAATGCAGATGGAGCAGCAATATACTATGGGTATTGGAGAAATAGTTCGAGTGATGATTCCGATCAAGTAGATTATAAGGTCTATTTGGATGCAGGAACGTACACAATAACTTACTGTGGTCTTGTGCATACGACCATGGGAATTCTAGATACCGAGATAGATGAAGTTTCACAAGGAACTCTTGATTGGTATGGGGCTACCGCCCGTAATGTACTAAAATCAATAACTGGAATAGTTATTGCTACTGCTGGTCTAAAGACCCTGGGGGTACTGGCAAATGGTAAAAATGGAAGCTCGACTGACTATTACCTGGGTATAAGTAGCATCAGTTTATATCGAACAGCATAAGGAGAAAAATATGGCATTACGACAATATCACACCCCAACGGGGACTTATCTAGCAGAACCTTCTCAGAAAGAGTTGGATATGGAATGGGAAATGAAAAAGAATTCTCCTGATTTCCAGATGATGAAGGATACCATAGCTGAACTTACTGGTAAGACAGTAAAAGAAGTAGAAGCTACAATGAAGAAGAACTATAAGGGATAAGGTGAACTAGATGACTTGGGCGATAAATAAACCAAGTACAACCACAAAAATCCGTGACGCTGACAGTATATTACGAGATAATTTTAGTGTACTAGAAGCTTGGTCCGATGTGGAACACTATGGTCTTACAAGAGCCTTGTCCGGACATCACCGTCCAGGACAATGTGGCATTTTGGCAATAGCTACTAGTGCAGTCATAGACGCTCTAACGGATGTTCCCTGTGCCCTTGCGTTTGCGACAGATGTCAATGACTTTGGCTATAATGATGGAACAGGTTGGACTATCATCGGTGGTCCAATAGAAACTGGAACAAAGATGGTATTCTATCAGGATACCGCTCCAGCAGGTTGGACAATAGCCAATACATTAGATGACAAATTGATCTATGTGACAAAAGGATCAGGGGCTACTGGTGAGACGGGTGGTACAACTTGCTCCTCTGGATCGTGGACGATAAAAGGATTTAGTGCAGATATTGGAAGTCATACGCTAACTACAGCAGAAATCCCTTTCCACGCACATACTTACCATCCTTGTGCTTGGTTATATGGAGATGCTGGCGGATCAGAGTATATCAATAGTGGAGCATCAACGGGTAATACAGGAGCTGCTGGCGGTGGGGGAGGACACACCCACACTATGGCATCTCAGGATGCTTCATGGAGACCCTCTGCTTACTGTATGATTATCTGTTCAAAAAATTAAGGTGAAATAAATGACGTGGGATACTACTAGACCAGTACCATTAACTAAAATAAAAGATGGACCTACAGTTTATCAAGAGAATTGGACAGCTCTTGAGGATTGGTCTAACGTGGAACACAGTGGATTAGATGTAACAACCTCTCTCTCAGGGCATCATTTACCTGGAAAATGTGGTTTAATTATGGTTGCACCCTCAGCTACAATAGAAGCATTGACTAATGTGGCTTGTGCAATGGCCTATGATACAGATAATCATTTGTTTAAATATAATACTGGAGCTGCTTGGAAAAGTATTGGAGGGCCCATACCACAGGGAGTTAAAATGGTGTTTTACCAAGATACAGCACCTACGGGTTGGACAATAGTTAACTTAAATGATAAATTGGTATTTATAACCAAAGGTTCTGGGGCTGGTGGAGAGACGGGTGGAGGTGCACATAGTACAGGAGGTTGGACAATAACCGGATTTGATGCTAATGTTGGTTCTACCACTCTTAACGCGACTATGATACCCTCACACACTCACACTGCTGCTTATCTGAACTTACGTATCGGAGCTGGGACGTCGTATTATACTAACTATAGCTTAGTTACGGGGGATACAGGAGCTACTGGTGGTGGAGGAGGACATGTTCATCCTATGGCATCTCATGGTGGAACATGGCGTCCGTCCGCCTACAATTGTATCGTATGTTCTAAGGATTAAGGTGGAATAAATGGCAGGTTCACAAACATGGAATTCAGGTATTCCAACAGGAACAGATTCTCCAAGTGCTGCAACTGCGACTGTTACAGCTAATTGGAGTGCATTGGGTAGTTTTATTCTTCAACAACATGGAAGTGTTGCTGATACAACTACCCACAGTGCGGGAGAGGTAGAAGTATTATTAACTGGAACTACCGCGGTAATAGCTGCTCTAACTCCTGTAGCATGTGCGATGGCCTGGAGCACGACTTTAAGTTCTATATTTACATTTACTACGACTGCTTCCTCGAATCGTGGAGGATTTGTAGAGACGGGTACGAAAATGATATTCTATGCCGACACTGCTCCTACTGGATGGACAATCGACAATACTCTTGATGACAAATTAGCATATATCACGAAAGGAAGTGTCGCTGGAGGAGAAACTGGAGGAGGTACTCATAGTACTGGTGGATGGACTATATCGGGATTTGATGCTAATGTAGGAAGTCATACTCTAACCTTAGCCGAATTACCATCCCACACTCACGTAGTTCTTCTCGTGTCCTGGGCATTCGGAGCAGGGGGAGCAAGTTACTATGGAGGTACTGGTGCTTCAGAGAATACCGGAGCTATTGGTGGAGGGCAGTCGCATAAACACGCGATGGCATCTTTCGACGGAAATTGGCGTCCAGCCGCATATTGTTTTATTGTATGCGTTAAAAATTAAGGAGAATAAACATGGAAAAAGAGAGGAAGTGTCCTTTTGATAAGAAAACATGTAAAGAAGGTTGTGTATTATATCGAAGGGGTTTAAGATATTTTGATACTCCAGACGACACTGGAAAGATAAGACCCCCAGTGCCATTTGAGGAATGTGCTATTAATATTGGTGTGGATTGTTTAGAAAATCTTATTGGTCGTGCCATAGGACAGCAAAAGGCGACCGAACAGGCAAGGAATGAAATGGCAGCCGTGAAGGAATTATTTTATGTCCTAGCCTCTAGAAAGGCTTTAGCAGAAAAGATTGAGGCAGCTAAACAAGACGACATTGTTGAGGTGACAGAGTAATGCCAGGACCAGCCGAACCCTCTAAAACTGGAGGACGGGAACGATACATATTGGAAGGTTTCGAGGGTGGACTCCATTCGGAAGCAACATATAGTAAAGTCCAATTGACGGATAGTGAGACTCCCTGTGCTCAAAATGTGGAGTTTTGGCCCACAGGAACAATTAGTAAACGATTAGGTAGGTCTTACAAAAACTATGGAACTCCCCTTAGTGGAGCTGTAACACAAGTTTACCAATGGTGGAGTGACGCAGGGGCCAACTACCTAATGACCTTTGAGGCCGCCTCTGGGACGTGTAGTGCTCAAATACACTATATTGATACAGAGAGTGGGAATACTTGTACTTTCGCTAATATTCTCACAGCTGGAAAAGATGCATGGAATCCTGGGGAAGACAATGATATTATAGTTGAAACATATGGTGGATCCGCAGTATTTTGTAACGGGGTAGATCAACTTTTTGCTTGGGATGCTCAAAGTTGTTCCTGTATTGTGGCAGCCCCCTCAGGAGCCACTTGTATTAGAGGATATAAGAACTACTTATTTCTAGCAGATGCTGTAGATAAGACTGATAAAACTAGACATCAATCGCGAATATGGTGGTCAGATCCAGGAGATGGGCATACATGGCCTGTAGCGAATTATCTTGATTTAGATGCTAATGACGGGGATTATATCACGGGTATGGAATTATTGGGGAATGAGTTAATCGTTTTTAAGGAAAGAAAGATTTATGCAATAACCTATGTTGGAGGTTTGTATGACTTTTATGCGGAAGCACGCGTCAGTGGAGTTGGGTGCCCCGCAGGAAACTCTATCGTCCCAATTTTTAGCGAATTGTGTTTTTATGGAATTGAAAACTTTTATTCATTCAATGGTAGAGATGTTGAAAGTTTGGCAGATAAAGTAAAAAATATAATGACTAATGCTATCGTTCCAGATTACAGAG